CCCGGTTGCGAAGACATGGTCGACGGTTTTATCACCGCTGGCACTGATATCGCCTCCGTTCGCGAGAAGGTTATCGAGCGCATGGCCTCCGCCGCCAAGCCTCTTTCGACTCCACGCGTCGAGGATGTTATCACCGAGGCCACGAAATTCCGCGCTGCCGCATCGGACGCCATGCTGATGGGCGCCATGGGCTCCCTCATCAAGTCCCCCGCCGCCGGAGCCGATCAGCTCCGCCATATGGGTTTTGAGGGCATCGCTCGCGAGTGCCTCCGCCGCTCCGGTATCGACACCCGCTATATGGGCAAGGCTGAGATCTTCTCTCGCTCGCTCAACAAGCGCGCTATGCCGAACCACTCCACGAGTGACTTCGACTATATTTGCGCCGACGCCGCAAATAAAGCCGCGATGATCGGCTACAATCAGGCGCCCTCGACCTATCAGCTATGGACCCGCATCGGCTCGATTCCGGATTTCAAGGCCGCTCGCCGCGTCGCTCTCTCGGACGCTCCGAACATGCTCGAAGTCAAAGAGGGCGGCGAGATCCAGTATGGCTCGATGTCGGATTCCGGCGTCTCCATCAGCCTCGTGACTTATGCTCGCAAACTAGGGATTACACGCCAAGCGCTATATAACGACGATTTGGCCCTCTTCGACAGCATATTCAGAGCTTTCGGCGCCCGCGCTGGCAACCTCGTGAACTCGCTGCCTTATGCTCTGATCGTCGCCAACGGCACCTTTGTTAGCGGCAACCTGTTCAATACGACTGCCGTAAGCTCCGGCGGACACGACAACATGGCCGATTCCGGCGGTGCGATCAGCGGCACGACCCTCGCGGTTGGTATCGCTCACATGTTCGCCCAGACTGCCCCGAACGGGTCGAAGATGAACATCCAGCCTCGCTACCTGCTCACGGGCGGCAACTATAAGACGCAAGCCGACATCATGTGCGGCTCGCTCCAGCTCGCTGACGCGACTTTCGGCTCCAACGTGAAGAACCCGTTCAACACGCTGGCCCCGATCGCCGACGCGAACATCACCGGGAACAAGTGGTTCCTCGTAGGTGATCCTTCGATGTTCGATACCATCGAAGTCAGCTTTCTTAATGGCGTCCAGACCCCGACAATCACCTCCGTGGATTCTTCGGACATCCTCGGCATGGTGTTCACAGGCTTCATAGACGCGACCGCTTCGGTCCTCGACTACCGAGCGATGTTCTACAACGCCGGAGGCTGATCTTAATACGTAACGACTCGTGGGGGAGGTAACCTCTCCCCCTAATCTCTTGAATAATAGGAGCAATACAATGGCTAACAACTACGTTCGGGATGGTAAGACCAGCCCCTACACTGCATCTGCTAACATCTCCAGCGGCGGCTTCGTGCATCTTGGCGGGGGCCGCATCGGCGTCGCCATGGCTGACATTGCCAACGGCGCAACCGGCGAGATCGCTCTCGAAGGTGTCTGGTCGCTTCCCAAAGACGGTAGCAACCTGACCCTCGGTCTTGCCACCGTTTACATCGCGACCGGTTCCAACACGATCACGACTGTATCGGCTGGCACGCAGATCACGAACGCCTACGTGTTCGCCGCCGCTGGCACTGCCGCGACGACCGTGAACATGAAGCTTCTCGGTTAAGGACGGATTTGGGGCGCTGGAGTTGTCGGTTTTGCCTCCGCTTTTCCGGTGACACTGGCGCCCCTTCCGCACTATCATGACGCTCGCTAGTCAGA